GTCATTAATGTTTAAAGCATCAAGTGTACCGCCAAGTTGTGGTACAGAAGGATCCTCTAGGAAGCTAGGTGTTTCTGGTGCTTTTTCAGATACTTTATCAGCTTCTACCTGCTTTATTTCACGGTTAGAAAGGATGGCATCAATGTATTCCTGTGTAAGCTTTCCATTCTTTTCGTATGACTCTTGTACCAAACGCATAGCAAGCCCACTATCAACAGCCTCTTTAAGCGCAGTAATTTCTGTACCTAAATTAATCTGCTCACCCAGCCTTTGAAGAATACGAACACGATTATATTCTTTCATTTTATTATTCGCTAGATCTAGGTCTAGGTCTGCTATAGCCCTACCTGCTGATACAGTCATCTCAGCTAATGCTTGCACATTATCTACACCTGATACCTTCATAGCTTCTTCTATACTAGTTGCATTAGCTAATGCTAGATCTTCTGATCCTGCCATAATTTTATTTATTGTAGATGTATATGAACGTGCTATTGTTGTATAATCTGAAGCTTTATAGTCATCAGAGAAATCTATGACACCAGTACGCTGTACGTTCTGTAGTGGCTTGTATGTACCACCTGCTGCAGCTTGGTATTGTAGAATCTCTTGTACAGGAACACCTGCTACTTTCATAGCCGCGATCTGCTCTTCTGCTGATGCACGTGGGTTTAAGGCAAGAGTTTCTGAGATAGCTTTAGCCCACGACTTATTCTTGTGTGTCTCTGAATTATCATCTGGTTTAGTGCTTACGTTCTGGGCATAACCGAGTATCATACTACGTACAGCGTCCTCTGGAGACATACCGTCAGGTAGTTTAGCACCCTCTGGTATCTTTAGCGCACTAAGGATTTGACCTTTTACGTCAAGCTTTGCACCATCACGTAAGCCTTGCTCAGCAATCTGAATGTTTTCATACACTTTGCTAATATCATGAGTCTGTGCAAGGGCAATAAACTCTTCATTAGAAACGCCATAGCGGGTTTCAAATTCTTGCATCATGCCAATAGTAGCATCTGCTGTAGCTTTATCTTGCGCATACTTTGGAGCAAAACGTCGAGCGTTCTCCATCATGTTATCTACATATTGTTGCTGCTTCTCAAAACGCTTATCAGCGTTCTTCTTCATGCTTTCACCAAAGCCTTGTACAAACCCTGCGCCAAATGCCCCTGAAATAGCCATTACATTTGTTCCTTCGACATAATACCTTGTTCAGGTGTCATTGTTTCTGCTTCTGTTGCCATCTCTTGTTGTGGCATTTCTTGCTCTTGCTCTGTGCTTACAAGCATCTCTGCTACATCTTGCTGCAGCATATCGCCTTTATCTTTTGTCTTGCCACGTAGTTTAGCTTGCACGTCTATCTTTGCTGCAATGCGCTCACGACGCTTGATGCGCTCAATTTCATCTTTGTCGTTATAGTCAGCCATAGTTTCTTTATAATCAATGTTAGCTACATCTGCTAATGCTTTTAGTTGCATATGCAGAACAGGCTTCAACAACATCTTTACGTCTACCGTATGAATACCGTTCATGATTGCAGAGCTTAACATAGTGTCAGCAACTACAGATATAGGTACACCAAGATCCATCATATCAAGGACGTTATCCGTAACCTGTTCGTCTGTTAGCTGTTCCATATGATACTCTAACGCATCCATAGGGTCTACATACAATGGGGGTTGTTCCCAAGGAACGTTTCCTGGTTCTGTTGTAAGAGATTCTCCTGGAATCGGTCCGTTAAATACGTCTACCATAATAATATCCTATTTAGTAAATCCAGCACCAAAGTACAAACCTACGATAGCTGATACGATGTGTGTGTCTAGTGGGGTTATAACAAAGCCGTGTGCGTACTTCCATTTAACTTGCTCTGGGCCTGACCCAAAGATAAAATCAAAGAAACCAGTCTGCACTTCTGTGTAGCCTACAATAACGTTAATTTCTGGATAGAACACTGCAACTAGCTTTGGTAGCACGATTATAGCAAATACAGAAGATAATGCAATAAGTCTTCGTGTCCAAGCGAAATGTTTATCTGTCTTTCCTGCTTCACGGGCAGTGTTGACCTGCTGTGCATTAAAGTTTGCACGTTCCATAAGCATCTTTTGTTGGGCTTCTTTAGCTTTAATGCTTTGACCCCAGATTGACATGACCCCACCTAAGACGGTAGAGCCAAGCATTGTTATGAGTTCTAAGGGAAGTCCTAGCATTAGCGTGTACTACCTGATTTGCGTATATCTGTGGTAACAGCTTTAAACGTCTTTTCATCTAAGTCTTTTACAGATCCAATACGTCTGTAGTGTTTTACCGCATCTGATGGATAAGATGTAACATTTACTGTGTTATCTTGGTTGCCACCTAGTACCAGTACGTTAGTCGTAACTTTACCATCTTTACCTGTGATAGCCTTAAACATCTCTGGAGTTACGTTACCTGTAGCGTCAAGCCCTTTAGCTTTCTGATATTCTGCAAGAGCTTTAGCAGAGTTTGGACCCCAAAGCCCATCTACTCCACCAGCATCAAATCCAGCCTTAGTAAGACCTGCTTGTAGAGCTTTAGCGTTTGTCTTATCAGAAGTAGCAATACCTTTTACTTTACCTACTACAAAGCCTACGTGACCTTTAAATACAGCAATATCACCTGATTTAGTTTCTTCAAACTTAACGCCAGTACCTAGTTTGCTATAGCGATTAGCACCTATTCGATTGTAGTTTTGTCTACCTTCCAATCGAGGTGCGCCTAAGTTAGTCAATACATGGTCTACAAAAGTAGCACACCAAGCACCCTCAGTTGTGTTTACCGCATAGCCACCTTTAGTAGCTACATCTGCAGCTGTCCTGTATTCTGAATCTGTCTTACCTAAAGAGTTATTAAAGAAGCCTACAATAGCTTTTTGTCCTTCATCTGTAGATTCATCTAACCCCATAAGACCTTTATCATATATCCACTTAACTGGGTTATCTAAGATGTTAGGGTCTGTACTAGCTACAGTTTTAACCGATTCAGCAAGAGCCTCTTCTGTACTTGAGGCTGAGTTAATAGCTTTAATTGTTTGATCAAGATCTGCAGGTTCACCCATATCTAATGGTCTAGATTCTTCTGGTGGACGCATAATGCCATCCTTAGCTTTAGCTAAAGGATCCATTACTGGCTTGTCTCCGAAGGATATCATTTCTGGGCTAGGCTCACCAGCAGGGGTCATTAATGATTGATCCATAGTTGTCATAGGCTCAGAGTCTAATGGCTCAACTGTAATCTCAGACTGTTCAGGTATAACAAAGTCACCCTGCTCTACCAACCATGTATTATTACCTGTACGAGATTGTGTAATACCCCATTGGTCACGATAGGCTTGTGCTTGTTTAATACCTTCTAGCATACTCCGTTGATACTCAGGTGATGTACCTGATAGGTCCATACCACCTAACTCTTCTTGTACACGTTTAAGGTTTTCTTGCGTCTTTTGTCGCGTTAAACCATTCAGCCAAGCCCACCAAGATCCAGCATCTACGTTGTCACTCTTTGGTGCTTTCATAATACCTTCATCAGTAGATGGTGCAGCTTGTGAATACATATCTGTTATGTTGGACAGATCATCCATCATAGCTTTTGTATCATTATAGTTTGAGCCAAACATTCCAGCCATAATTATTAATCCTATTTTTATCACCCTATAGCGAATATTTTTTTAGCAGCAGCATCTACAATCGTATTAAAGATGTTTCCCCAGCCTGAACCACGAGACTTATCAATCTCAGCTTGAATACGAGAGGCTTCCATTTCGTTACGCATACCTTGTAGAGTGATCTCTACCTCACGTTCAGCTTGGGATTCACCAGCCCTAAATGCGTAGCTGATTGTATCACGTTCCATCTGTACAGCAGCGTTATATGCTGTCTCTGTCATCTTACTTGCTTGGATGGCTGCATCACGGTTCATCTGGTTTTGTGCTGCAGTTTCTGCTGTAGTAATAGATTGGAACCATTGTGCGTTGGCTTGTGCAATTACAAGCTGGTTGTTAGCATTAAACTGCTCACGTGCAGCTTGCTGTGTAGCGTTAAATTGTGTGATAGCGTTTGCTTCACCAGCATTAAAGCGAGACATCTGATTGTTCTGCTCTGTGTTGAAACGATCTACTTGGCTTGCTAGGTTAGCAAAGAATTGATCTGTCTGGTTCTGTGATGAAGCATTAAACTGACGAGAAGCATTCTCTGCAGCCTGATCAGACAACAATGTGCTAGTCATCTGCTGTGCTTTAAAGATAGCAGTCTGTTGCTGGTTGTTTAGGTTAGCCATATCCATATCTAAGAAGGCTTTAGCGTTTTGTACCTGAGCTTGCTGACGGTTATTTAAGTTAGTCAAATCCATCTGTGCCATAGTAGCAGCATCAGCCATAACTTTAGCTTGGCGGTTGTTGAGGTTTGCTAGGTTCATGGTTTGAGCCATCTTAGCATTCTCAAGAGCCACCTGCTGCTCAGCAGTAAAGTTCATGTTAGCAATTTCGCTAATCTTTGCAGCGTTACGAACCTTAGTTTCAAACTCTTGGTTAAATTCCATGTTAAGGAATGCAGCGCGTTGTTTAGCTGACTCTACTGCCACCTGTTGTTTGTTAGCTGCATCCATCTGTGCAATAGGTAGCGCAGACTCCATAGCAGCTTGTACAACAGCCATACCTGCCATAGATGATGCAGACAAGCCACGTGCAGCCATCTTAGCTGATGCTGCTCTCATAGCCCCTGCAGCCCATGCAGGTGTCTTACCACTCTGGAAGTCATTCATCAAGCGGTCTAGCTCACCTGATACAGTAGAAGCCTCTAGTTGCTGTGTACCATAGATTTGCTGTACGGCAGCTTGGTCTACAGTAGATCCAGAGATTAGTTCGTCTTTAGTTAGTGTACGTGTTGGCGCACCTTGTACAGTAGCAGCTTGTCCTTGTGCAGCCTGTAGCCCTAGCTGTGCTAACTTTGTTGGGTCACCCTGTGCAGCTTGTACCTGAGCATCTGCACTTACAGTACCTTGTGCAGCTTGAGTCTTATCCATTACTTGCTGTACGCCTTGTTCAGCAGTAGCAGCAGTAGTTGTAGCAGCAGGTGTTACTGTAGGAGCAGCCGCAGCAGGAGCAGGGGCAGCAGTCGTAGCAGTAGCCTGTGGAGCAGGACCAGCTTGACCAGTACCTGCAGCAATCTCACCAGCAGCTTTATCAGCATCACTAACGGTAGCAACTTGACCCTGTGTAACCATAGACATAGGGTCACTAGTAGCAGCTGCTTGCATCTCTGGTAGTGATTTACTATCTGTAACAGTCATAGCTGCTTGAGCTTGTTGTACAGCAGTAGAAGCAGCGGTAACAGCAGCTTGTGCTTTACCAACAGCGTCTACAAGAGTTTGGTCTTGTGGGTTAGCAGCTAAGTTTTGTTGTGCTGTAGTAAGGGCATTCTGAGCATCAGCGTATTTCTTCTGCGCTGCGTCTAAGGTGACTTGACCACCAGTAGCATAACCTTTTGGTTTAACCATACCACCGTATGCCATACCAATACGCTTTTGTGCTGTTTCAGCCATCTTACCTACACGTGCAGCAGCAGCAGGGTTAGAAGCTAAGAATTTAGCCTGTTCATCACCTTGCATACCTTGCATCTCAGGTACAATCTTGCCTAGCTGTTCTGGGGTAAACCCTGCAAATCTCTTAGCCATAATTATTTATTCCCTACTTGCATCCAAACAGATGCAGCTATAAATGATAGCAATGCTACTGTTATTAGTTTTACTGCCGCTGTCCAAATACTTTTCTTAGTATCTCTAAAAGACTCTAGCAGTGTACGCATTTCTACAATGTCTTTATGCGCATCTTCATCTTGTAGCCCTAGAGATCGCAATGCTTCCCTAGCACCACGTCTAGCGGCACGGTCAAGCATAGCCTCAAGCTCTTCTGGTGTCAAGTTAATATCAGACATTAGGCTACTGCTCCGTAGATTGTACCACTATTGGTCAAAGATGCAATAGCTGTTCCTGAGATAGCTGCGCCACCAGCGCCTCCACCACTAGCCGCAGCACCCCAGCCACCACCGCCGCCGCCAGCGTTACCTTGACCATAACCGCCAGTATTACCAGCAGAGCCACCGTTACCGCCTGTTGAGTTTTCAGTATTAGAACCAACGCCAACAGTCCCAGAACCACCTACACCTGGGAGTATACGCCCACCGCCGCCGCCACCTTCGGCATCATGATCTCCAGATCCAGTAGCAGAAAAACCACCACCGCCGCCGCCAGCACCGCCGCCAGCAGAACCTGTAACAAATCTGTTATCTCCTGCGTTACCACCAGCCTGACCTATCGCGCCACCTGCACCGCCTGTCGTTGTTCTTGGTGCCCAACCATTTGACCCATAACCACCGCCAGCACCGCCGCCGCCACCGCCGCCATCGCTTCGACCACCACCACCGCCTCCAGCGATGTATGCACCACTTTTATTAATAAGAGTAATACCAGAGGCTGAATTAACTAGAGCTGGTCCACCATTGTTTCCACCGCCGTTACCGCCACGTCCTATAATGTAACCGTAGTTTGACAAAATAAGTTTAGAATTAAAGGCATTTGAAATGATCAAGCCACCAACAGATGTATTATTTGACCATAGGTATACACCAGAATTAACAGTGACAGCAATAGGATCTGTACCATTCCAGCCCAAGCCAGTAACGTATGAGTACAAGTTTAACTCTTTTTGACTTGATGTAATAGTAACATTGAACTGCTTCAATGTGCCATAGAAGTTACCCATAGAAATAGCACCACTTGTGGGTACACTTGTGTTATTACTTGTTGTGTAAGCGCCGTTACGATAATATTCAGATAAGCTGATAGGACTACTACCGCCAAACTCTGACTGTATCTGAGATAAGCTTATTGGACCGATGGATTGTAGAGCCATATCACTTCGCCTTCAATGCTTCAACTTCTGCAGACAATTCTTTTACAGCTTCAATAAGTACACCAACAAGGTTGCCATAGGCTACAGACAAATACTCGTCACCTTCGTGTACTACCTCTGGAATAACCTTTTGTACTTCTTGTGCGATTACACCAGTAGAAGCTTCCCCATCTTTAGTAAAGTTAACACCACGCAGAGCTTTTACTTTTTCTAGTGCATCAGGGATTGTAACAACATTAGACTTCAAACGTTCATCTGAGTAAGCTGTAACGTTACCAGCCATAGTGAGGTTACCACTAGCATCTATCTGACCTGCGTAAGTACCATTAGTAGTAAAGTTGATATAGCCATCACCACCCCAGTAAAAACCTGTGTCAATAGCGCCATCAGATGAAAAACAAATAGAAGGAGATGATACAGAGCCATTATCTACGACAATACGGTTTGCCAAAAAATCTTGCCCTATAGCACCTGATTTATATGCATAACGAGTGTCAGACTCAGATTCAGTGTAGTAACGATCGTCGTGAGTATGGCTATCGTCTGATACAACTGCACTAATTGTTATATTTGCACTACCATCAAAACTAGCACTACCACTTAAATCACCACCTAGCGCAATAGTCCTTGCAGTAGTTAGTTTACCTGCAGAAGTTGCAGTAGAAGCATTACCAGTAACAGCACCTGTTAAGTTACCTTGGAAAGTACCAGCTACAAACGTTTCACTACCAACTGTCCACTTATCTGCAGTCTCATCCCATACAAGTGTCTTGTTAGCTAGTGTACCACGTTCAATCTCAATACCACCATTCTCGGTAGGACTAGAGCCTGTGTAGTTACTGTTAAGTAGGATTTGGTTATCTGCTAGGTTGATAGTCTCTGTGTTAACTGTAGTAGTTGTACCTGATACAGTAAGGTTACCACCTACAACAACATCACCTGTAGTGGTAAGGCTTGCCATAGAGTTAGCACCTGTAGAGGTAACATTACCTGTCAAATTCCCTGTGACGTTACCAGTTACATTACCAGTTAAGTTTCCTGTGACGTTACCAGTCACACCAGCAGGAGCAGACACAGCACCAGTAAGTGTACTTGCACCAGTCACGCCCAATGTTCCACCTACTGTAGTATTACCTGCAGCAGAAAGAGTACCCGCTACAACAGTATTACCTGTAGTGGAGCTAACTGTGAATTTGTTTGTATTAATGTCAAAGTTACCATCAATGCCAGCATTACCTGTTATGTTTAGCGCACTAGAACCATTGATGTTACCTGTTACAGCTAGAACACCTGCAACGTTTGTGTTACCAGACTGAGAGTCAACAGTGAACTTGTTTGTAGCAACATCAAAGTTACCATCTACACCAGCAGCACCAGAAACGTTAAGCGCACTAGCTGCATTAACAACTCCTGTAATTCCAAGCGTACCCCCTACAGTAGTAGCACCTGTTACACCTAGAGTACCAGCTACGGCTGTATTACCTGTAGTAGCATTTACAGTGAACTTGTTAGTGTTAACATCGAAGTCACCATCAACACCTGTTGCTCCAGCTACGTTAAGGTTACTACCAAGGGTGGTAACACCTGTAACATCTAGTGTACTTGCAATAGTAGCTGTACCGTCTACAGTAAGGACATCTGTATTAACAGTGCCATCAAAGAAAGCATCCTTGTATTGTACAGCTGCAGAGCCTAGATCAAGAGTGTTTGTACTCTTCGGAATTACAGCTACACCAGATACAATAAGGTCTTGCGCTGGGCCTACCTTAGTAATAGGTGCGCCTTCGCCTGATGTACCGTCGTGAGTATGTCCAGAGGTGCTGTTAAAAGCACCCTCAATAGCGTTGTACTCTGAATCAAAGTCATCAGCATCAATAACGTTACCGTTAGCAATGTTGTTTGCTGTATCTTGACGTGTATATCCAGCCATGTTTCGTCCTTACTGTCTATCGTTTTGTCTGAACTCTAATATAGCTGTGTCCAGAGTGAATGTTGGGTTTGTTGAACTGTCTTCAATACGAATTGCTACTGTCTTACCAGATCCAATGATGTTCGAGTTATATACTTTGTCTAGTTCACCACCATAAGTAGATGTACCAAATACGGAAGTAGTACCACCAAAGAAGAATACGGAGCTACCAGAGCTAGATACTGTAAAGGTATTAGGTTGAATAATGCCTGTATTAGTTGATGTATCAAAGTCATACTTAAAGTTAACATCTAATGTCATAGGGCCATTAGGTTCAGCGTACAGAGTCATCTTATAGAATGTCTTACGTGTCTGTGGGTCTGTAATAGGCATATAAGGAGACTCATAGATAGCCTCAATAATATCACCATCAAAGTTACTACCTGTGTCTAGCTCATATACGTAACCATCTTCATTAGCAAAGATAGTTGTCTCGTCGTAAGCTTCTGTATATTTACTGTCAGCACAGTAAGCCTTGATACCTTTAGTAGTACCCCAAGCCATACCAGATGCACCCTGCGAGATAAACTTGGTAGCCAGTAACCCTTTAGCCACACTAGCTTGTTCAGAAGATACATAAGAGAAAATACGGTATTGAGCTTTCTCACGAAGTACAACTGAACAGAAGTCTGACGTAGATTGTAGAAACTTATAGGCATCTTTAGCAATAAGGTCTGACGCAATATCCAAACCAAAGTCACCAATACGGTCAGTAGCACTTAGTAGTCGAATACCGTCTGGTGCAACATACATGATGTCACCGCCAACCTCTTGAATAGTATCACCACTAATACAGCCAATACGATCCGTAATTGGTGCTACAGCAAAGTCAGCAATAGTAGATCCAGTCAAACGTTGGACGTTGTTACGACAGAAGATGATTAACTGTTCACGAAAGACAGCTAGGCCCGTAATCTGATGACCTACATTAATAGTACCACCACCATTAGCAGCACTAAAATCATCATAACTAGATGGCGCTGTGAAATATATATTAGTACCATTTGCATAAAATGTAGTAGTCTTATATACGGCTACATAACTTGCACCTTCTACATCAGATAGGCTTGTAATAGATGTAACTGTATTGGAAGAATCATCAAATACAGCGGGGTAGTTGTAACCGTCTACAAGTACTACTTTATGCCCAGCACCAAAGTTAATATCAGCAAAGCGTACACGCCCACCGTTATTAGTCATAGTTAGTTTAGATGCCCATCCACTACCAGAACTATGATATACAATACTATTTGTACCATCACTACGTACAGCTAGGACTTCACCATTATTAACTACTTTAATGCCAAGTACAGGCCCAGAACCTGGTACAATATTAGGGTCAAACTTTGTATAGCCCTTGATCTTTGAGTAACCACCAGACTTGTTAGGCTCTAAGTTCTGCAAAATAGTAGCAGAGCCAATAGCATTAGTACCATGCTGTAGCGGTGATAGGTTAGAGATCAACCCACCCTTAAACTCTATAGGAAATGTCTGCCACTGTGTTGCCATTAGAAAGAAACTCTTGTATCACGTAGATATTCAGTACGGTTAATGTGAATACTACGTAATTGTTTAATGCCTTGTTCAAACTTATCAAATGCTAATTGTGCTGCTTGCATATCACCACGGAATTGGTAAACGTTATACATAGCACCATCAACAATAACATAACGATAAGGTTCAGGTAAGCTAGGTACGTCGTTATATCTGGCTAAGTCATAGCCTGAACGGTAATATTCATATACCAATTCGTATTGCTTATCGGGTTTAGGGTGAAAGATTAGCTCACGGCTAGGGGTACGTACTACGTATTGTGGTACTGCATTACTAGAGTTATACTCAGAATCAGCGTATTTGTCAAGGTATTCTTCGTAAGAAAGCACTTTTAACTTACGTGTATCTATATTTAATGTGTCATTACGTTTAATACGGAAGCTATTCATATTAATAGTCTTAGCGTCGTAAGGGATACTGTAACGTGCAACACCTACAGCTAGAATCTCATTCTCTTCAACATGGTTCCAAGGCCACTCATACTCTTCCTGTTGGATGTGACGAATAGCTTGGTTGACTGCATCCTTAGCAAAGCTATAGTAACCTGTAGCTGTAGCAAAGTTAGCAGAAGTAAGTTCTACTTCATTAAGGCGACGGTTAACGTCATTCACTAGGCCAATGTAATCATATGACATTCTTACTTCTCCTTAATACGTAGGTAGATAGTACGTTCATACTGTAAGCCTTCGTTAGTAGTGATACGACAGGTTACGTTATAACGCACATTGTTTGTACCAAGGCTAAACCTAGCTGTAGCCACAGTTTCAGTGTTAGTACCAGTAACAAACTGAATGCCATTAATTACCTGTGCATCAGCTACCTGTGTCTTAACACCAGATGCATCATCAATAAACCACGTTACAGCAGAGATAATGTCATCACCAAGGAAGCGTGACCAGTCTACACTGTAGTCAATAATCTCATCTTTATCTTTATCAGGCCACTTGTATGCCATAGTTATTCCTTACGATCTAATGTATACCGTATTATCAGCATGTGCTTTATCTACGTATACGGTATAGTTTTCCTCTACAACATAGATTAATGGGTTCTCATAATATGTTGGTAGATATATAGCTCTATCTGTTTCATAACTATCTGCTAGAGCTTCATAGTCAAAGTTATTAAGCTGATACTCTATGTCTAAATTAAATACAGCACTTACAGATCCAATCAAGATGTTGTTAATACCGTCAGCACCAACGTCTGGCGATACAAACTGTAGTAGCTGTGTAGCAATAGTTGTATTGGCTTTAGCTTCTGTGTCAACCCCAGATATATCTGTATAAGCAGAAACATTAGACGAGACTGTATTAGCCTTAGCATCGTAGTCTATGTTAACGTTACCAGTAGCTACAGCAGGTGGGATGAACGCCTTAGCTTGTGCATCTTCATCAGCAAAGTCTGTTATGTATATTGTTAGGTATGCAGAGGTGGAAGATAATGTTGTATTAGCTTGGCCATCTACATCAGCTAGATCGTAAGCAAGGATGTCAGATGTAACAGACCCTAGCGTAAGATTTGCTTTAGCATCATAATCAATATCAAGGCTAAACGTACCTACAGCAGAAGAAGGCACTACACTAGCTTTAGCATCTAGTGCTACTACACCCTCTTCAAATGTAGCGTCTACAGTACTAATACCAGCAGAAGCTTGTGCATCATACTCAATATCATTAGCGAAAGTAGAAGTGGCAGAAGGTAGTACTCTATTTGCCTCTGCTACATAGTATATAGTGCCAGCATTAGTATTGAAAGTGGCACTTGGTATAACAGGACTGGCTTGTGCATCATATATAATATCATTTATGTTGAATGATGCAATAGCGTCAAGTAGTTGTAATGTGGCTTTAGCATCTACATCTTCAAACCCACTAGCCGTAATGCTTGTTGTGACTGAAGATATTGATACCCATGCTTGTGCGTCATACAAGAGTGTACTTGCTGCAAGCTGTGCTGTTGTGGCTGTAAGGTAGCCCAATGCAGTAAGCGATGTTGCAGCCTGTGAAAACGGTGTTTCAGAGAAGGCGCTAAAACCTAGCATGATTTAATCCTTTTATTGTTCTATTCTTGCTAAGTGCCTAAATTGTTACCTTCATCCTGCAGCGCAATTACCCATTGGCGTTATGAATAACTTGTTGCAGAACCAATTACTGTCCAAGCATAACTTACTCTAATAAAAGTAAAACTTACGACATCAGTACCGCTTGCAGTACCGCTAGGGGCTGATCCACCTTGCCATAGAATAGTTTGAGATTCTCCATTAATTTCTACTGCGGTTGGCATAAATGCTACGGCACCTTGCGCTAGTACTAATGCTATTGATGTTGTTTTATTATTTGTAGCATCAGCATTTATAAAGCTGGCCGTAAAGTTTGCAGAAATACTACTATGATGAAACACTGCGGCAGTATTTAAATCGTGCGTTACTGTACCAGTTGAAAAAGTTTTAGGATCTATGTTTTCTACGTTTTTATATTCGAACGATAGTGCACCGTGACCATCTGTAGTTATAACTTGACTGTTAGTGCCGTCTGATAATGGATATGTAATGCCATTAACTGTTAAGCTATTAGATATCGTAACATCGCCGTCAACCGAAAGCGTTTTGGAGGCTAGATCGTAAATGTATGCTTTACCTGATTTAATACCAGCATCGTCATATTCCCAATATGCGCCAACAATAATCTTTGTACCCGAAATTGCAACTGATTGACCAAAGTAATCACTACCACTTACTCCAACGGCATTGGGGTTATCTAATGTTAGAAGCAAT